TCATCGTATTGTATAAATCCAGCACTACATGGTACAAATAATCCAACTTGTGATGATAATGAACTTGCCACAATATCACTATTTTTATATGTACCAGCAAATAATCTAATTTTTTGAGACCAATGATTATTTTCACTGTCCCATATATACACTGAATTTTTACTTAATTTACGATAATTATTACGGTGCAAATCATTATCATAGGTGATAATAACATTATCAGATAAATTAAACCAATGTTGATTATGCTCTGGGGATTCTGGAATAGTATCTGAAACAATAGGTTCTAACGTGGTACTACCAAATGTTCGTTTACCTGTTCTAACATCTAAATCCCAATACATCCAATATTTGACATCTCTATCAAATGGACCCCAGGCATTATTAGTTGTTAGAGTTTCTTCAAATAAATAATCCGTATCATTATGTGCAAACGCTATTAACACATGATTAATATTTGCAATTAATGAAACATACTTATCTCTTCTATCAGTATAAAGAAAAGTAGGTATTTTATCATTATTTAAAGTATATTTAACAATACCTTGACGGAATGGTAATTTCATATTACAAATGTCCTGTGTGTTAAAAAATATGTTTTAATATTTATATTTATTAATTGGTATTAGTATACTCAATTAAATATTTTTTATACGGGTAACTAGCATCTTTATAATGCTTAATACGTTCTCTTAAACGTTTTGATGCTGAAGGGAGATTGCTACAAATATCTAAAATGTTGACAGAATCTTTATCTCTACCTTTTCTTAATCCTCTACCAATTTGTTGAATAGTTGTAATAAAGGATTTACCAGCATCAATATATACTAAGTTAAATATTCTGTCAATAGATAATCCTACCCCAGCAATCTGTTTAGTACATATAGCTACTACATCATCATTAGTTTCAAATAAATCATAAACTTGTTTTCTGGATTTATCATTATTAGAACCATTCAGAACATGAGAATTAGGTATCAATTTATGTAATTCTTTACCATATTTAATGGTATTAACCAGTACTAAAGTATTTCCTAATTTAGAAGATTTTTTATTCTCCATAATGGTGTTAGCTATCCATTCCATTCTAGTAGTATTGTTCTTAGTAAAATGCTCTTCTTCTTCATACATCATTAAATTTGCACGAGGAATCCCATTATCCTCTAAATATTTAACATCATCTAATTGCAGTACAGAAATATCTAATGTTGCTAACCATCCTTTAGCAATCAAATCCTTAGCATGATATTCACACTTAACATCACCTAATGCAACATGTACCAACATTTTACTGCATGGGTCTTTAGGTAAGGTTCCGGTTAACCCATATCTATGTGCAATATGCGCACCATGGTCAATTAATAATGATTGCAATTGTGCAGCTTTAGTCCCATGACAATTGGATACAACTATATTATTAGCAAGATAATTATGATTCTTTTTAACTTCTAAATTATATACAATATCAGGTTTCGTTATTTCAGTTCTATTAATTAATTTCATTTCTAATTATATTGTTGGTTGAATACAAAGACATCATCTCTTTCTACTTCTAATTCTCCATAATGCTTAATAACATTATCGTCATCATCAAATATTTTAAAACTATATACATCATCAGGAAGCGTTTTTAATATATTAAGAATATCATCATACTTTTCGGGTGGGTAACATACCGAGAAATCTTCATAAATTGTTATATCTGCTAATTCATATTCACATTTCGTGATAATATCAAATTCCGTTAACAATTCTAAATAACCCTCATCCAAACCTTCATGAGCATCTTCTAATAAAATAATTTCAACATCTATATATTCGTTAGTCATAAACAATCCTATAAAAAGATTGGGAAGGTGAAGCCTTCCCAATCTGTGACACTATCAAATATCGACAGTATAATTCAATTCCAAATCTTTTACAAGTTTTTGGAAATTCTCATTCTTCAAAAATATATGTTTAATCTCACGGTGTGGATGATTTCTAATGTTGGTATAGAATTTCAATTGTTTACCATTATAGAATTCAATAATCAAAACATGTGGTTTATCATATGCATCACTTTGATATGCTTGTATCATTGGCATAGTAGATACATCCAATGAATATAACATATTATTACAATGTGCGCGAACCTCTACACGCTTTGTCTTTTCAACATATTCTTCCCTTTCCACAATATCATCATTTTCTAAATAATCACCATCCAAATTATCATCATGGTGGTTATGGTCTTCATGATATTCTTCATTATGCTCATCATCTGATGGCGCAACAGTTGTAGTGGTAGTAGGTGCAACAGTAGTAGTTGTTGTATCTTCTGGTTTAGCCATAAAGTTTACCTCGTGTAAATAAAGTTATAAACTAGTATTTACATATATTTGCTAAACTTTATTATGATATTGTTTTGTATACTTTTTTTACCATCATTAATTATTATATAATCACCATCATTTATTAATTGTTTCTTACCATTATCATCATATATGTATGGTATTAATATCGGGTTACAATACTTCGGAGATTTAATCTTTAAATTATCTTTAACAATAAAACCATCTTCTAAACCACTATAATACTTTTCACAATGATACATAACAATCCCCCAAAAAAATAAAAGACGGTGATATTTATATTATTACATTATTGTAACATTATAACAATTTCCATATTTTTTCTTGAATCGTTGGGTGTAAGGTTGTTGCTATACAATCACCATATCCCTGACAATCATTCACTTGTCTATCAACATCCGCAGATTTATTAAAATGTTCACATGTCTCACATTTATCTTGAATATCTAACATATATACCACATTTAACAATTGTGTAGATATATTTTCTACTGCATCATGTACTCTATATTCAAAAGATTCCATACTTATAATCCTATTACTTTTTCATCATTTAATTCATCCGCACGAATATAACCGTTATCAGTCATTATCATATGGTTTCCAGTTACTTCTAATTTTACACCATTATCAAATTCTAATCTATACATTTTAACATCATTTGATTTTAATAGATTCTGATGTAGTTTAACCACTTCATCAATTTCATAATTTCTGTCATCATTATATGATAATACTTTATCACCAACAATAACATCTTTAATATTTTTATAACTAAAATCACCCATTGCAATCAGTGTATCACCATCTAAACATTCATCAACCACCACCATCTGAAATTGTGACATAATATGCGGAACATTCTGCAATGTTTGCCATGTTGTTACAATATGGTCATGGTCTAAAGAAGGATTACCAGAATTATAATGGGTTACATCTAATCCTAATACTTCAAATTGTTCTACCGTTTGTTTAATTAACGTTTTTGCCGGAACAATCGTTAATGTTTTACATCCTTTCTTAGCATAAGAATCTACTAATACTGCATTAAGGATTGTATTATGGGTAATGATACAATCATCAGTAATATATAAATGGTCAGAATCTTCTAATAATATACATTTAGTTTCTTCTTGACCATGATAATCAATAGAAACAATTTTTCTATTTTTAGAAATTTTAGTTACTAATTCTAAATTTTCTGCACGGTACAAATAAAAATGCTGCTTTTTCTCAACGATAGTAAAAAATTCATCTGGTTTACTGTGTGAAAAATAAACAGTAATCCCGTATTGTTTATTATAATGTGGTCTATTATTTAAAGGGTCTAATGTACCACCCTGCAATAATATCATTTCCATAACCTGTTTTCTTAATTGCGCATGGTACACCAACACATTAATTTGACCATTAACAGAAATCATCCCACCAACATCACACATACCTTGCAGAAATCTTAATCTATCTTCTTGGGCACAATGGATATACTGTAATGGTATAGTTTTATTATTAACAATAAAATCCTTAACAGCATCTAATATCTTTTGAGAATAATCATCCGTTGCAGTTAGAACACCAGTTGAATCTAGTATACCCCGCGTACCCATAGTTCTAACTTTTAAACTAATACCATATTTTGCATAAACATCAATAGCATCCATTAATAATATTTGACTATGACGATGCGTACTGGCAGATTGTTCAGTAATAATTAATTTATCATTTTTTAATTCTACGAAAGGTAAAATACTTCCAGCTAAATAAGGGTCAATATAATATTCATGTTTTCTAAAATTAATAGGAATAGGAATAGAGGGTACAAAGAAACTATTTTTAGTATTCTTCATATTCTCAATAATCTGTTTAGTAGTATATAAAGAATATGGGTCTTTATTATCAGCGTACCATCTACAATTATAAATCTTCCATATATGGTCCGGATGACAAAAAGTTTCACTACCATCTTCAAATGATACTTTATATACTTTTGTAACACCTTGGTCAAAAGTATCTACTACTCTAGTAATGGTATTCTTAGGTGTGAACACTAAATCACCTTTCTGAATATCACCCATAGTAGTCCATCCATCAGGTGTCAAAATCTTGCAGTAAAGGGGCTGTGCTTTGCCAAATCCAGTACCAGCCAATGCAATACCACCACCATGCTCTACCATCGTCTTAGCAGCCTCTAATTGATGGTCTGTGAGTTTATATGGTTCATTACGTTTAGTATTAATAATATGAGAAAAGTAACTATCATCAATAGTAGATGGGCATATCTCATGAAATGGTGATTTTCTCTCATCGATATATTTAAATTTCTTATATCCCCATTTTTTAAGGGTCTTTACAATTTTAGAAACTAAAAATAAATATGTTGCACCATTCTTAGTAAAGAATTGTTTTTTACCATCCCATTTACCAATTTGATAGGTAGCAACAAATTTATAACCTTCCATGAATATCCCATATTGGTCTACTAATTCATCCATATCATCTCTATCTACCCCATAAAAGGCGCATTTAACTTCATCAAAGATTCTAACTGTAATTTCGTTTTTCATATTATTGTTTTAAAAAGATTTCCATAATAATGACAATTATGTCATTTCCCATTCTTGTACATTAGCAGTTACTAACTTAGTAAGATTATTTAAATTATAACCCCTAGTTTTAAATGATTCCCTAACTCTTTCAAATTGTCCCCATAATTCAGTAATCTTTAAATGCTGTTCGAACATATCCAAATAGGTTTGATTCTGTTTAATATATTTCTCAATATCTTTAGGTCCTAACTGTCTATCATAATGTTCAACATATTTTATCCATAATTGCCCATATACTTCTTCTAATCTCATATCAACATAATCTTTAATATTCTTAACCTCCACCCCCTTTTGATGATAATAATTAGCCCATCCTGAATGTTCAACATTTGCAAAATCTATCTGCTTACCCTTTAATTTTATAATATCATCAGCTTCTGCTAAATCTTGTTGATATAATTCGATTACTTTATCTAATACTGTCAAATCTTTCTTTAATATATCTATAATATTTGCCATAATCATCTCTCATTATAAAAAGCCCTCCCTACGGGAGGGCTTTTATTACTATTCTATAACTTCCAAATCATCCAGCTCTTCAGATATTTTGAAAAATACATTAGACTTTTCTTCACATAATTTAAGAATAGCTTCTGCATGGTCATCAAATTTACCAGATTGGAATTTTACTTCAGGGTCGCCATAATAATTCCATGTACCACCCCTAACAACACCTAAACCAATGGCAGCATCCAAAAGTCCACTATATTGTGACATTCCTTCATCATAAGGGACTTCTACTGTAACCGTTTGGAATGGTTTAGTAAATCTAGTTTTATATCCTTCAACCTTCATACGGATACCAGTAATGGCATCTTTATCTTTCAATTTTAATTTTGAAATCAATACGATTTGAGAAGCACAATATTTGATAGATTCAGTAACAACCCATTTACCATTACCAGCCATAATCTGTTCTTGATTAGCAGGGTATACTTGTTTTGTGAAAATAATACTAATATTTAGATTAGAAATGGTATTCACAAAAGGTTTTAACATGCTTTTCAATTGTTTAGCCTGTTGGCCTTGGTCAGCATTACCATCACCTTTTTTAAATTTATCATGCTCAGAATTCGTCATCAACATATCTGCACTATCAATAGCAATAACGACTTTCGGAGCATTTTCTAAATCCTCACCATAATCTTCTTTATACCCTTTAATAAAGGTAGAAATGATTTTAGTAACATTATCAATGGTAGTAACCCTCACACAATGATAATGCTCTGATGATGTATCGATGCCAATAGCACCGGCAAAATCTCGGTCAAATGCATTTTCAGAATCTAATACAAAAATCATAGCACCTTCAGATTGTGCCTGTTTTAATACATTAGCTAATAAAAATGATTTACCCGCTCCTGATGCACCAGCAAATGCGGTAATTCTACCTTGCGGTAAAAATTGTTTAAAACTACCACCAATGATTCTATTGATGGTTACATTTCCACTACCAAACCAATATCTAGGTGGTGAATCATCTGTTGTGACACCATCCATTTTATTCATTGATTTGTGTAAAGTCTTCATAAATTGCATAATATTTGTCTCACTTTAAATAAAAATTAAACAGCATCTTAACCATCATATTAATGGTTAAGATGCTTTTATAGAATCAGATTATTCTGGTCTTGATGATTTACCACGTAAACGGTTTAACATTGACATAGCATCTTCATCCTCGTCATCCTCATTTGATTCTGGTGGGACATATACTGCTTTTTTAGCTTTTACTACAGGTGCAGGAGCTTCATATTCATCTTCATCATCTGAAAATAATGCTGCCGGTTTAGAATCTGCTTTTGAAACAGTTTCTTTAAAGGATGACACCCGTTGAACAGGTGCTTCATATTCATCTTCATCATCAAAATCTTCACGTAAAAATGCAGCAATTTGTTGAACTAAATAACTCTTTTCAGGTTTAGATGGTCTCAAATCTTCCAAGTCTACGATATTTTCTTCAATATAATCAATCTCTTCAGGTGATAACGATGAAGGATGTTTTTCAAATTTACTTCTTGAATATTCAGCAAATTCTTTACCTTTACTAGCAGATTTAGTTTTTCTGATAATAAAGTTAGTACCATCTTCATAAGCCTGTGGTGCATTTTCAACATCACCCTCTTTAATAGCTTCTACTAAAGAATCATAAATCTGAGCACCTAATGATACATGTCTATACAACCCATCATTATTTGCACCAGTTTCAAGGTCAATAGGTAATGGGTCTTTTACAACCAATACTTGTCCTAACCATGAACGTTTACGATACAACTGTTTACCACGAACTGATTCTTTACCTTCTTTAGTGAAGAATTCCTGTGAACGCTTGCACATTGGGCAATCATTCTCACCATATTGTTTTAAACATGGTATTGAACGTTTTTTACCATCAATCATCAACTCATGCGAATGATATTCTAATAAAAACCATGGATTTTCTTCATTCTTGTCAGGTAAAAATCTTACAACTGCATTCTCATCAATCTTCATATTCCAGAAGGGATAACGAGATGCATTATTTCTTGAAATTGGCTTTACATTCAATTTTTGTTGTAAAATTGATAAATCAAAAGTACGTTTAGCAGTATTATTAGCCATTTTAAATTGTCCTATTATTAAATATAATCATTAATTAATTCACTATCTGGTAACATTACCTAACGGTTGATAGAACACCGTTTGTATATTTATACTAACTATACAAAAACTGATTTATTCATCAGGACAAGTCAAACATTATAAAGACTTTTACTACGATGTCAAGATTTTTTTTGATACATAATCAATTAATTTATTACCACTCTCAGTAATTGTTAAAGATACTGTATCTATAACACATTCTGGATGTGTAGGGACATCATATCCAGAATCAATACCCGTAAAGAATTTTATAGAACCATTTCTAGCTTTTTTATACAATCCTTTAGGGTCCCTATTTTCACACACATTTAATGAACAATCAATATAAATTTCATTAAATTTCTCACCAATGATAGCTCTTGCAGATTCCCTATCATCAGAAAATGGTGATATTAATGACACAATCACCACAATACCAGCATCTAACATTAATTTAGATACTTCTGCAATTCTTCTAATATTTTCTTTTCTATCTGCATCAGAAAATGTTAAATCCTTGCATAACCCAGTTCTAACACTATCACCATCTAATATATAAGTAGAAACCTTATTTTCATATAGGAATTCATCCAAATAATTAGCTAATGTACTCTTACCAGAACCAGATAATCCTGTTAACCATATAACACATGGTTTATAATTATTCTGCCTAACTCTATCAACATGCTTAACAGTATAATCATGTATATGCAAATCTTTTAATATATCATGATGATTAGGCACTAATTCTTCATCAAACATTTCATTATATTGTTCAATAGTCAACTCACACATTTAAAACATCTCCTTAACCATCGACATATAATCATTGATATAATTTCTGATTGGTACATAATCAACCTTTTTCTTAGACTGACTACCATGTTTCTCATACATATCAATAATTTGTACTCTATTCATATGATTAGTAATATCATCATAAGAATACAATTTTCGCAACTGTTGCTTCATCTTATTCATAGACTTATGCAAATTCCTAGGATTCTGAAATGCTACATAATATAATATTTTTTGATGATTAATACAGTATACAATATCTTTAATTCTAATTTTATCCGTTATAAAATAATTAACGTGCATAAATTTTTTCCCTAAATAATTGAAAATTCTTCATATGGTACCATAATAACACTAATATCACAAGGATTAATTATGATTCTACACCAAACCCAACAATATGCCATTCAAATCAATGGTTCAATAATATCTAAACATTTTTCCGAAATGGAGGCGCAAGCGCATTTATTATCGTTAAAATCTACTAATAATCCACTATATGAAAGTGCAACTATTAGTATTGTTACTGAAGATAATAAATCCTTACTTTTAGGATAATGAATCTTCCAGATGTTAAGATTCTATATAACCGTTTAAAAGCATCAGCTAAAAAACGTAATATAGAATTTAAT